ATAGACAATTTCCAAGAACTGAAGAACACGCATTTAGAGACGAGGCTATAAATAGCATATTTAATCTAGTAAAAATATACGAGCAAATAGATTACAATGATGGAATAGGATCGCAAGGTAATATAAGCACTGGTAATTTTCAATGGGTTAATGGAGTGAAAGATACTCAAGTAATATTTTATCCAGATCCAAAAGGTAGATTTAAAGTTAGTTGGACACCTACGATTGATATGCAAAACAAGATACTAATTAAAAACGGTATTAAATATCCAGCTAATGAACATATAGGTGCTTTTGGATGTGATAGTTATGATATATCAGGAACAGTAGATGGAAGAGGATCCAATGGGGCTTTACATGGCTTAACTAAGTTCAGTATGGAAGACGCTCCACCTAACCACTTTTTTTTAGAATATATAGCTAGACCACAAACGGCTGAAATATTTTTTGAAGATGTTTTAATGGCATTAGTATTTTATGGGATGCCACTGCTTTGTGAAAACAATAAACCTCGTCTTTTGTATTATTTAAGAAGAAGAGGATACAGGGGGTTCAGTATGAATCGACCTGATAAAGTTTGGAATAAATTATCTGTAGCTGAAAAAGAAATAGGTGGTATACCAAACTCAAGTGAAGATATTAAACAGGCACATGCTGCCGCTATAGAAATGTATATACAGCAACATGTGGGTCATTTAGGTGACGGTAATTATGGTAATATATATTTTAATAGAACATTAAACGATTGGGGTAGATTTGATATAACAAAAAGAACTAAGTTTGATGCAACAATTAGTTCTGGACTTGCTATTATGGCTTGTAATAGACATTTATATAAACCAAATGCAAATATTGAAAAACCTAAACTAAATATAAATATTGCTAAATATTCAAATACAGGTAATATGTCAAAAATAATTAAAGATTAATATGAAGGAGTTTCCAAGTCAAGTAGTTAGTGATATAGAGAAATTAAGTTTCGAGTATGGACTTAAGGTTGCTCAAGCTATAGAAAGCGAATGGTTTGATAAAAACCATAACAACAATAGATATAGATATAACCACTCTAATTTTCACCAGTTAAGATTGTATGCTAGAGGCGAGCAGTCAATACAAAAGTATAAAGATGAATTATCAATAAATGGTGACTTATCTTATTTAAACTTAGATTGGAAACCAGTTCCAATTATACCTAAATTTGTAGATATAGTTGTTAATGGTATGTCTGAAAGAATATTTCACGTAAAGGCTTTCTCTCAAGATCCATATGGAGTCAGCAAAAGGACAGAATATATGAACGCAATCATGGAAGATATGCGTAGTAAAGATCTTAAGAAATTTGTACAAGAAAAATTTGGAATGGATTTATTTAGTACTAGTCCAGATCTTTTACCAGATTCTCAAGAAGAATTAGATCTTCACATGAAACTTAATTATAAACAGGCTGTAGAAATAGCTGAAGAACAAGCTTTAAATGTTTTATTAGAAGGTAGCAACTATGATTTAATAACAAAACGTTTTTATTACGATTTAACTGTTTTAGGTATAGGCGCTGTAAAAACTTCCTTCAATACTTCAGAAGGAGTTACTATAAACTACGTTGATCCAGCGGATTTAATATATTCATATACTGAAGATCCTTATTTTAACGACATATATTATGTTGGTGAGGTAAAATCTATACCTGTAAACGAATTGGCTAAACAATTTCCACATTTAAGCCAAAGTGAATTAGAAGAAATAAGTAGTAATAATAACCAAAAGTTAGGGAGATATAGTTCTTTTAATCACAACGAACGTAATTCAGACAAGAATAAAGTTCAAGTTTTATATTTTAATTATAAAACATATATGAACGAGGTTTATAAAATGAAGCAATTAGCTACTGGAGCTGACAAAGCGATAAAAAAAGATGATACGTTTAATCCAGATGAAAATCAAAACTTTACTAAAGAGTCAAGATCTATAGAAACACTTTATGAAGGCGCTTTAATTTTAGGAACTGAAAAATTACTTAAGTGGGAAATGGCTAAAAACATGATGCGTCCAAAAAGTGATTTTACTAAAGTTAAAATGAATTACGCTATATGTGCGCCTAGAATGTATGAAGGTAGAATAGAAAGTTTAGTTAGTAGAATTACTGGTTTTGCAGATATGATTCAACTTACTCATTTAAAGTTACAGCAAGTTATGTCGCGTATGACACCTGATGGTGTTTATTTAGACGCTGATGGGCTTGCTGAAATTGATTTAGGTAATGGAACTAATTACAATCCACAAGAGGCTCTAAATATGTTCTTCCAAACTGGATCTATTATTGGTAGATCATTAACGTCTGAAGGCGATATGAATCCAGGTAAAGTACCTATTCAAGAGATAGCTAGTGGATCCGGTGGTGCTAAAATGCAACAGTTAATAGGTACGTATAATTATTATTTGCAAATGATAAGAGATACAACCGGATTAAACGAAGCTAGAGATGCTGCTACTCCAGATCCAAAAGCTTTAGTTGGAGTACAAAAATTAGCAGCCGCTAACTCTAACACAGCAACTAGACATATATTAAATTCTGGATTATTTTTAACTAAAGAAATATGTGAGTGTTTATCACTTAGAATATCTGATATATTAGAATACTCTCCTACAGCTGAAGCTTTTATGCAATCTATAGGAGGTCATAACACAGCAACGTTAAGAGAAATGTCAGAATTACACTTATATGATTTTGGTATATTTTTAGAATTGTCACCAGATGAAGAAGAAAAGGCTATGCTTGAAAATAATATTCAAGTAGCTATAGCACAACAAGCTATAGAATTGGAAGACGCTATTGATCTTAGAGAAATTAGAAACGTAAAATTAGCTAATCAATTATTAAAAATAAGAAGAAAGCAAAAACTTAGTAGAGATCAGCAGACTCAACAAGAGAATATGGAAGCTCAAGCTACTGCTAATATAAGACAAAGACAGGCAGAGGCAGAGGCAGAAACTCAAAAACAAGAAGCTCTAGCAAATACAACTATAACGATAGAGAAAAATAAGTTTGAGTTTGAATCTATGAAACTAAATCAAGAGGCAGAAATTAAAAAAGAACTTATGGCTTTAGAGTTCCAGTACAATATGCAATTAAAAGACATGGAAGTTAAAGGTCAAAAATCTAAAGAAAAAGAAAAAGAAGATCGTAAAGACGAAAGAACTAGAATACAAGCTACACAACAAAGTGAACTTATAGATCAAAGAAATAATCAAAAACCACCTAAAAAGTTTGAATCATCAGGTAATGATATATTAGGAGGGGTTGGAGATATGTCAAGCTTTGGTCCTAGATAAGAATTATTAACTATTATTATATTATATTATGGCAAAAAAGAAAAAAGAAGAGCCTAAGGTAGACAACGAAGTAGGCAAATTAAAAGTAAAAGAAAAGGTTGAGAAACAACCAGATGGTAACGATACAAAAGGTAATGTTACTAAAGTTAAAGAAAAAATGAAAATGAAACCTATAGATATGGATAAAGAAACCATAACTAAGGTTGATTTAAGTAAACCACCAAAAACAGAAGAAGATGCCGTTCAGGAGCAAAGCACAAATGAGGTTTCTATACAAGACCAACCCGCAGTTAGCGAAGAAGTGGTCGAAGAAATCATCGAAACAACAAATGAAGAACCTGCCGGAAAAAGCAACGCCGTTCAAGATGAAACTGCACCCGTTGTTGAGGAAATAACAAATGAAGAAAAAGTAGATGAGGTTGCTACTGTAGCTGAAGAAGCTATGATAGAATCTATAGAACAAGGAACAGATCTTCCTGAAAATATACAAAAACTAGTTGACTTTATGGAAGAAACTGGTGGTGATATACAAGATTACGTAAAGTTAAATCAAGATTATTCAGAAATGGATAATGATACTTTACTTACTAATTTTTACAAACAAACACGTCCACATTTAAACGATGAAGAAATTGAGTTTTTAATGGAAGATCAATTCTCTTTTGATTCTGATGTAGATGAAGATAAAGATATAAAAAGAAAGAAATTAGCTTTGAAGGAGCAAGTTGCTCAAGCAAAGCAACACTTGGAAAGTGTAAAATCCAAATACTATGAAGATATTAAAATGGGTTCTAAGTTAACAAAAGAACAACAAGAAGCTATTGAACTCTTCAACAAACAAAAAAAGGAATCAGAGTTAGATCAAAAAATTGTTAAAGAACAACAAAATATTTTTGTCAATAAGACTGATCAGGTTTTTAATGATAAATTCAAAGGTTTTGAATATAACATTGGAGACAAAAGATTTAGATTCAATATTAAAAACGGCAAAGAGGTAAAAGAAACTCAAAGCGACATTAATAACTTTATAGGAAAGTTTCTTAATAAAGATATGCAAATGGAAGACGCTGCAGGTTATCATAAGTCTCTTTATACAGCTATGAACGCTGATGCGATTGCAAATCATTTTTATGAACAAGGAAAAGCTGACGCGTTAAAAAATAGCATTGCAGAATCTAAAAATGTTGATATGTCACCTAGGCAAACTTTTGGAGACAA